TAACTGGAAGGCGCGAGCTTCTTCGCTTCATTGGGGTTTAGCTTTAGCTCCTGATACTGGCCGTTCTGTACCTGTACGATACTCAAGGTTTTGGGTGTAGCGGGTTTGGTTAGCTAGTATGTTTGGCTTTAATTATAGCATTAGTAACGCGAGCGTGCGGGGTAAAAATGAGAGGCTATCTGCTTTAACTTCTGCGAGGACTGCATATACAGGGCATACCTGAGCGCGTCCACCAGGTGATCATCCTCCTTTACAGGTAGCTCTGGTTCGTTCTTGTCGGCCTTCTTCTCCGGGTAGTGGTAGGTTTCCAGTTCATTTATGAGTTCAAGGCATGAGCCATGTATATGTAGCCTGCCGGTCTTGAATAGTTCGCGTACCGAGTTGATACCGGCCTCCACGTCCTTGCTAACTTCTTGGACGTTCAAGCCTGCCTTTCTCATCTCCTCGTTACGATCAGGCTCCGCAGGGTCGGGATAGTACTTCATTCCTTGTAATGAACCGGCGTACTCAATGATCTCGGCTGTGGTCTTCTGTGCCTTGAAATACTCGTTCATTACCCAGTAGTGGCTATCCGTATCCAGGTAGATGGAAAGAATCGCTGTAGGGTTCGTATAGCCCCAATCAAGGCCCACTATACGCATGGCTGTAGTCGCTAGAACCTTCTTAGTCACTACTTCGTCCTTCCATACGTGCTTCTCGCGATTAAACTCCTTGTATACCAGTCCTTCTGCTTTCCTAAAGTCTGCCATGTACTCCTGTGCAAACCTATCTGCCGGGAGTTCTTGTGCTGCCTTGTCCAGCTCATCCTTGGGAATGTGAGGGTTGTCGTATGAGGTGAAGTGAAAAGACTTATAGTCCTTATCCTTATGCTCCATGCCGTACAGGTCATAGAAGTGATTAAAGCCTTTGGGAGTAGAGATAAAGATAGCCTCTCCCTTTCGGTCAGTGAGCGTAGGGCGTATGACTTCCTGCCAGTTCTCGAAGAAGTTACGCATTGATGCAACTTCGTCTAGCACTATGAGGTCAAAGGACTGTCCGCGTAGCGTTTCAATTGCTTCCCAGCCTCGTAGAGCGATGGTAGATGACTTGCCTGGTACTATGGTCCTTACTTTGATTTCAAGGCGGGATTCGTTCACGTAGAGCGAAATAGGCCTAAGTTCCTTTAGGAGTTCCAGCCATGCGATATCTCTTGCTTGCTGGATCGTGGGAGCCACGTACACAATCTTACATTCACGAGAAACAGCTTTGCCTTTCATCTCCTCAATGGCGAGTACCGTCTTACCAAAACGCCTGCCGCTCGATATGACTCGAAAGCGGTGAGTGTCGCTTGCTATCAAGTTCTGTGCGGGAGTAAGTATCATACAAAAGCATTTTCCCTCTCTTTTCTATTCCTTTCCCAAAGCTAGTTTCTTTGCAATCGTCTCTGACAAAGCAATCGTCAACGTCTCTCCGTTACTAGTTACATCTGTTTCGGTCTTCGTAGAATATCGCTTCTTTCCTAGTCTTTCTGCTACAAACGTACTTGCTCTCAAAGCTCTGTCTCCAATCTTCTCATCTGTTACATCTATTCTCATTGCTTTCTCTAGGTTCTTTTCCGCTTTTGCCAGCAAATCACTATCACCCATACGTTCCAATAGCCATTTAGGAAGCAAGTAAGTTATGTTATTCGCATAAGTTTCTGTATAACCAGCTTTCAAAGCACTTTGCCGCGCGTTGCTAAAGGTTTCGCTGTCAGGATTCATATAGGCGAAGAGAAATGCTTCCTGCAAGGGATTGAGTAGAGTTTCCTTTTTCTGCTCTGATTCTGACATGATAATAATAGAAAGTATTAAGCGCGTTTTGTCAATAGATAGCTTTTATGGCTCTATTTATATGTATTAATTATAGCATAGTCGCTTATCCACAAGGAAGACAGAAAAACAGTATCTAGCTATTGACATTCCTATTCATATAACTATACTTATAACTAAGCCCATAGGGGAATTATCAATTAAAGCTAAAAATATGAAAGACAAACATGCTTCCTATATGCGCGTCCTGAAAATGAAAGAAGACTATGAGACTTTTGCGATCAACTGGGCCGCAAACCATTCGATTAGCAAAGCTCCTAGTTTCTCTAGCTGGAAAGAGTTTTATCGTAACGCTTAATCACTAATAACCCTAAAAATATGATTGATCAAGTAACATTTTCCCACTTCTGTGATGCTTTCTGGGATACATACAAAAACAATTTCTCTTATGATGGCAAGCGCGCGCTGTTTGATTATCTTGAAAGCATAGAGGAGGATACTGGACAGCCAGTTGATCTTGATATTGTAGCTCTTTGCTGCGAATACTCTGAATACGATAGTGCTTTGGATTGCATAAAGGATTGCGGTTACGATTTCGAGCCTGATACCTATACGTCACCAAGCGAACAGGAAGAGGCTGCGCTTGAATGGCTTGAAGAGCAAACTACTGTTATTCCATTCGATAAGGGCATCATAATCGCTAGTTTCTAAATAATGACTATCACCACTACTCGAAGGGTTTTGTTTACTAGGGACGAGTTGTCAAAATACTGGCAATCGGGGGATGTTATCGAGTTTCGCGGCCTGGATTACCTTGTGAAGCGCGTAAATGGCATTTTCTGCCTTTGCCCGCTAGATCGCGATGAGCTTACCCTTTGGCTTTCCCGGGCTGAAACAGTCCGCGAGCTGTATAAGGTTCTCTAAGCTCAATTATACCATCATAAGGCTATAAATAACAATATAAACGCTATGAGTGTCAAAAAACTAAAAACAAAGCAGTCTCTTGCTTGCGGTTGCTCTTACGAAACCATCTGGCACGGGCAGAACACCATTACCACGCAGTCGCGTTGCCCGTTGCATATAAAGCAAGAAAAAGACGCTGCAAGCCTTATCGAACATCAAAGAATAGAGGCGATACGCGCAGGAGGGGACGCAGTTGATGAGATAACCTGTCTAAGCTGTAAGCAAGTAATAGGCTTCGGTATCGGCGATCTGAATTGCACTTACTTCCTGTGCCCTAATTGTAAATAACATGTCTTCCATACTAGAACGCTTGAAAATGATAGGTAAGCACGCCTCTGTAAATGTCGGGGGGATAATTGTAGACGTAGAACTGATTGACTATAAGACCTCTTATGGCAAAGAGCGCTGGCTTGTAAAGCCTCTTTCCGGAGAAGGCAAGATATGGGTTGAAAAGTTTACTCTTAAAAAGTAGCCTTAAAAGCCATGTTCAATATATTTAAAAAGAAAAAAGCTCAAGCAAAGACTATTCCTTGCTTTGAGTGTAAATGCTTAGGGTATGAATCTGATTTCAAGAAAGTAGTAAGTGTCCGTTACCGGGGGATGATATGGCCTAAGTTGAAATTGTCTCGTGAGCTGTTTTATTGTCAAAAATGTAAGCCTGCTTATGACGCAATCGAAGACGAAATGACCCAAAAAGGCGAGATCATAACCCACTATAAAAAGCTAGTAAAAGGCACGCCAGATCACTTCGAGACAATAAGAACTGATGGCTCTAAATACTAATGAACGTTAGAACGCGCAAAATACTCCCTAGCAAGGAGTATTTCTGTTTCCCGCTCTCTATACTCATTTAAGCTCTTGCAAAGCATCCTAGGGCATTTTAGAGCGTCTGGATAGCAGTCTAGGCATAGACCCTGCTTAGGGCAGAATATGTAGAACTTTGTCGGCTTCTTACACCGAAAGCACAGCATGGCTACATAGCTCCCTTAATGGACTGCTTGAGCGGGATTTTCTTAATCCCCGAGCCTGTTTCTTTCATAAGGCGTTTCTGCATGGTTTCCTGGCTCTCGCCTTTTGCGATCGAGTCGGACATGATTGTATTGCGTACTCCCATAGTATTATTTTAATTTCTTATAAAGTCTGCTTTTCTCTGACTTAGACATCGAGCGCATTTTCTTTCGCGTCTTTGCCTGGACTGCTTTCTCGCTGGCTTTCGGGTGCTTGAAGTGCGTTAGCTCATGCACGATTGTATCGAGTACCTCTCCCTTTTTCTTATTGACCGAGATTACTCCTTTTCGGAAGTCAATTTTTCCGAACCATTTAGTGCCTGATACCTTCTTGAAC